TATATCGATTAACCTCGTTTACCATAGTCTCTTTAGGGTATACCCTTCCGTTTCTATTCTGGAGGTTTGATTGAAGGAATACACCTTCAATAAAGTAATTCGTTTTTTTGCCTTCTCCGGCAGCTTCTTTGATGTAATTAACATCGTCCATGAAATTGACTTCAGTAATAAGCTTCATACTAGTCTCCGTATCCCACTGATGTAACTAGGCCTGCTGATGCAAATAATTTATCTTCAGCTTTCTTATGAAAGTAATGTATACCAGCATCTACTGATGTATTACCTATTGCTGTATTAGCACTATCTACTAACGTTACAACTGCTGCAGCTGTATGATAAAACTTAACAAGCTTAGCATTGTCTACTGTTGTAGCAGCTCCTAGAGTTGTCCCTGCTGTTGCTTCGTTACCTTTGATAATGATTATTTTCATTACTCAACACCTAATGCGAATTCAACCATCTTAGCAAATGATTCTTCGTCTTTTAATAATAGTTCAATGAAAGCTTCTCTGTTAGATTCGTCTAGTTGATCTACAACATAGACAAGATGCTCAGCTAAGTCAGGAGCCATCATTACTTCTTCTTCACTCATTAAACCGAATGGTTGATCTGAATCTATCTCAGCCATATCTAGAAGTTGCTCTATAATGTCTTCTGAAGTAACATACTCTTCGTATGCAGTCTTCTCTTCTTCTTTAGATAGGTCAGCTTTCTTGGAATGATCTTTCTTTGCTTTTCTAGCATTCAATACGTCATCAGTTCCTTTAGCTGGATACTCTCTGTCATCGATGTTATCAGTATGCTTCTTCTTCCATTGCTTTTCACCTTCGGCTTTATCTCGTCCGTGGTGAGGAAGATCCATTGCAGCTTCTAAAATGTCTTTAAGATGTTTCATCCGTTTCCTCTTCTGAAGAGTCTTCATCCTCTTCTGGTTGTTCGTCTTGCTCTTCATCGTTTACTAATGAATCCATTTCTTCGTCTGATTCATCGTCGTTGAGAGCATCCTCAATTTCTTCTTCTGATGGCTCTGCAGATAGCTGCTCGTCATCAACTGGCTTCTCTTTCGAGATTGGCTCTTGGCCGAACATATCTTTATGTAGGGCGTCTTTTTTACCTGCAATTAAATCTGCAGCACGTTGCATCATTTCGTTATCGAAAGCCTTTTGCACCGCGACAGGTTTCTCACCCATTGCACTATTAATAAGCGCATCTAAATCAACTTGTGGTGTTCCACTCAATTTTGGTTCTGCCATTCTATATCTCCATTATATTTATTATTTATGCATCCTCACCAGCTGGTGGAGGTGTTCCTGCGTCTGGAGCAGGTTCTTCTGGTTGCTGATTCCAAGGAGCGTCTGGTTGTGCGCCGCCGCCTGGACCAAAGTCATCTTGATCTTGTCGTTCTGCGTCCATCTCTGAACCCATTTCTTCAATCTCTTTCTCGCTAAGGTGTAGAACATTTCTTCTAACCCAATCTTTAGAATAGTAAGTACCAGTATGATCTTGAATGTCTCCAAGAACCTGTAATCTCTCTCTAATAATTTCAGAGTTCTTTAATTCTGAGAAGTGATTATCTTCTACAAAATCATACTTAACATGATTCTGAACTGTAGCCCATTCATCTAATGTTAGTATACCTTTTAGTACTAATTCTTTTTCAAGTATCTTATTAAAGAGAGCTGAGAATCTTAATCTAAGTCTTCTTATAAACTTATTAAACTTCAACTCATCTCTAGATATTTCGGAAGCTCTGCCTAGAGTAAAACCATTTTCGGGTTCTAGTCTGCTTGATGGTACGTTTAATGCACGATATAGTTTCTTCTTAAAGTATTCTATATCTTCCATCTCGCCTAAATTTTGCCCGCCTGGTAGTGTTGTGATCTCAGTACCTCTACCTCCTTCTCTTCTAGGTAGCCAGAAATCTTCCATCATCGTCATAAACTTTCTATCGTCTCTTATCTCTCCTGAGGCAGCATCATAGACTAATCTGTTCTTATGCTTAGTCATCATGTCCCTTAAGTACTGCTCAGCTTTCATCTTAGGTAGGTTACCGACATCAATATAAAATATTCTTCTCTCAGGAGCTCTTGATATTCTATATATTACTGATGCATCTTCCAAAACCTGTAATTGATTAAGAGGTTTAATTGCTTTGTGTAGATGTGATAATACCATCTTATTATACTCATCTGTTAAACCAGACGTACAATGAACGATACTATCTTTCGCGATTTTTAGACCTTGTGCTCCGCCAGCTTGTATAGGGTCTGGAGTTGCATAAGACTTGCTGTTAAAGCCTTTATCGTTATAGATAAAGAATTCTTTAACAACTTTGATAACCGTAAAGTTACCTTGTTTTTCTTTTTTAGTCTCTCTTACTTTTCTGATCTTTCTAGGATCGACATATCTTAATTCTTGTATGCCTTTTGTTGGATCTTTGTCGTCAATTATAGCATGATAATATAGACGTCCATCAACATACCATCTTCTGAATGTTTCATATCCAGTAGACGATAAGCCTAGTAATTCAGTAGTATGACTAAATGCCTCATGTACGAGGTCTTTTACCTTTGGTGACATATCCTTACATGCGTCAAGGTTAATATCAACAACGGGTTGTGTTGGATCTGATACTATTGATTCATTAATAATATCATCAATTGCGTGCTCTACTTCAGGTTGTAGAGACATCTTTCTATATCGTGTGACTAACTCAGCCTCATTCTTTGCTGTTCCTTCGAGGTCAACGTATGTGCCATACATTCCGCCCATAGAATTAATGTTGACGGCACCGTCATCAAATTGGGGTTGTGCGAATGATTTATGTTCTGACGAATCGTTTGCTGATACGCCTGTTTTTCGATTAATCTCGAAGCCGAATAATTCTGCCATTAGGTAGTCTCCATTATAAAAATTAGAGAGCTAAGTTTCTTTAGCCCTCTAATGTATTTAGCATCACTGCTACTAAGCGTCTGTGCCAGCGTTACCTGTGATACCGCTAACTGTCCAGTAATCGTATTGGAACGAAACATCGAATTGTTGAATTTCATCTATCTGCTCCCAGTTGACGCTGATTTCAGTAACGTCTGTTGGAAAGATTCCTACAAACTTATACTCTCTTATCGCGGCTCCTGTTTTAGAAAACTGAGTTACTGTTGCATCAGTCTTGTACTCTGATGGACTCGCTGCTCCAAATTCTCTCAAGTTACCTTGGTGACTGTTAATCGAACTCATCCACTCTTCCATGGAGTTTCTGATTAAAAAGTCTTCGTCATTTATTACTGTAACGTTCCATGGGTTAAAGATTCTGTTTCCAGCAACCTTAAACTTTCTTCCGAAGTAAGGAACTTCAACAGTACCTAGCGTCGAGGCAGGAAGTGCTGAAGCCTTTATCATAAAAGGAGCTTTTAAGTCACCTGCACCGTTAGCTGGGTTGTTTATTCTTACTTGGAAAAGAGCAGAACGTGCACCGCCAAGTACTAACTGTGATCTGATTTCATTAATATTAAATGCCATCTTTTACTCCTTAAAATTTACCAACTACTTCTGAGAACTCTACTCCACTTCGTACTGCTACAAAGTTTAATTGAATAAAGTTAATAGATCTTGCAGGTTTAACGTAAATGTCTCCGATGAATTCATTTCTGTCTATGACTTCACCTGTGTTATTAGAAGTATCACATACGACTCTATAGTCAAATATGCCTCTTCTTCCCTGTATATCTCTCAAGAACGGCTCTACTAGGTTCACAAACTGTGATCTTGTAAACTCATCATTGAATTCAAACAACGTAAACTTAGAAGCTGTAGAGATTGCTTTCTCTAATACTATGAATAGTCTTCTAACATTTATTCTGTCGAATGCTGATGGCTTAGCAAGTAACGTTTTGTCACCGAAAAGCACTGTGCCCTGACCTGGGAATGCAACAACTGGGTTAATACCATTCTTATAAAGAAGATCTCTGAAAGCTACTCTCGGATTGAAAGATAACTTAACAACGTTCTTTATTTGACCTCTGTTGAATCCACCTGGTGAGAACCATGCATCTCTTTCTGCATCTGTTCTTGCGCATAAGCCGGCTATGTCTCCACTTAATGGTACATATCTATATACATCACCGAACTTATCGTACTGATATTTATAACCACTATCTAGCACACCGTAAGATGAACTTCTAACTGCGTTTCTGAATTCGATAACGTTATCGGTAGCAGTAGATGGTGATGTTACACCAACTGTGTCTGCTCTATCTGGCGAACCAAATACGATACAATCTTTTCTTACTTCACAAATATTGTCGATAATGTAATTTAAAATTCCTTCTCCGTGCGTTCCACCTTTAGCTTTACCAGATAATAGTAGACTTACATCTACGTCTGCAGCGTCTGAGAACATATCATATCCAACAGCTACATCTCCCATTGAGATAGCGCTTTCTGAATTACCGTCTAAACCTCCGCCGAATGCGAAATTGTATGGCTTAGTTGATGATAATGCTGTTCTTGTTGCTGATGTACCTGTATAAGATGCAGCAGGATGATTAACGAAGTATATCCAGCTTGAACCATTGTTAATTACATTATAGTAATACATTGATTCGCCTGACTCATTCTTAGCGTCAGTACCTCTAGATAATGATTCCCATTTCTCTATAATTACTTCTGGTGTACCTGTTATATCTCCATCCTCATCTACTACAACTACGTGTAACTCATCACCGACACCGCTTTTGCTAGTTGCAAATGATGAAGTGCCTGGGGCACTATCGAAGCTATTGAAATATTTCCAATATCTTCTAATGATTGTTTCTTCAACGTTTGTTGAAAGTGTGTAACGTGAGTGCAATTGGATGTTAGCTTTAAGCGAACTTACGCTTCCATCTAATGCTTGTGCTGTTCCATTACTTGGAATAGACTTGATTGATAACTTAACTTCACCAATAGATGAATTACCAGCTTCGACTAGATCGCCAACTTGAAGTTGAGCGGCTAATGCGTCATAAGCTGTCTCTAATGCTGTGTTAGTTACTGATGCGTCTTCACCTGTTAAGGTTAATACTGCTACGTTCGAACCGACTGTGAATGCTAAGCTAGAAGTTGATTTAACATCTGCTGATGAATCAATATCTACATTGCTGCTCCATGCAGCTGCGCTATCACAAACTTCTACTCTTAAACCATTACCTTTAACACCAGCGTATTTACCCACACAAATATGATTTGCGTTAGCAGTATAACTACCAGCGTCAAACGTTTCCATGTTTTTGATTAACACACCATCAGTATTAGCTGAGGTATTGGCTACTCCAGTAGCGTTTCGTGCAGCACTAGACACGGTTCTGACAACGTATAGTTTATTGCCATAGTTTAAAAAATTTGATGCTGTAAAAAATGTCTCGAAGTTATCACTTGTTGGCTCACCGAAACGCGATACTAAAGATGTTTCACTATCTACTAGTACTCTTTGTTCGGCAGGTCCCCAATTAAATACACCCGCTAATCCACCTTCTGTTGTGGATACAGCTGGCACGACCGTTGTAAGATCGATCTCGCTTACATTTACACCAGGACTGACTTGAAATGCCATGTTATGCTCCTCTATATAAAATCAAAAATAGTTTGATTATATTTATATGTTCCTGTGGTTTAAAAACTTCTACCAGTCAGCTATTTTCGAATAGCCATCTAATGTATCCATCTCCATACCGTCATTTAAAAAACCGAATGGTAGAACTTCTTCTTCAATATATTTCTGTTGTCCAGCTTGAAGAACTTTTCTAACATCGGTACTGCTTATTTCTTTATAATAATCTTGTATACTTAACCAGCCAAAGAGAACAAGGCACATCACGAGGTCATCATGATTACCGCCTTCTGCTTCCCAAGACTCAGCTCTTTGAACAAAATGCGTGAGTTCATCTAGTATACGAAAATCGTTGATAACTAGTTGATCACCTTCTATTAATGTCTTTAGATTTAGGCATCCTGTACGTTTGACTTGCTTCGTAGTCTTAACGCCAAAGTATTGTCCACCACTACCAAACCCTGATGA